ATGATCTTAGGGCAGATGTTGCAGTTCTAGATAAACCGCCAATCATGTGTATTAAACCAAAACCATAAAAGCCAAGTCCTGGTAAAAATTTAAAATGTACGAAGTAAGTTATCTTTTCTTTTTTAGGATCATCAATTGCATAGTTTCTTCTGATCGCTAAGATTGTCCGTGTTCCTTCTTCCAATGTTACAATGTATGGAAGCTTGATACCTGTCGGCTCACCGTCAGCTGTTCTATCTTCAAATCCTTCAAGGTCAAGATTTACGTGACATTCTAATAAAGTAAAAACATCTTCGTTAATAGTTTTCTTAACCCCCTCGAGTTCTCTTTCTTTTTTCTCTAACGCAGTTTCGTTGTCCTGTGGTCGACCTAAATCTACGTCTCTGTAGAAACCTGATACTTGTTGTTTTCTTAAATCGTTTTCTGATTTTTTAATTACGTGAATAATTGCTTCTGCATCTTCGAGAGAGGTTGCAGAATAAGGGACCACGAGATCTTCTGCCGGTACAAATTTAGAAACGGCTCTTTGTAATAAATCATCGTAATAAACTTTTTTAAACGCAGATCCCGATAATGGTAAATAAAATAACATCTGATCAAACTCAGGTTCATACTCTTTCATTTGATCCATAAGCTGATAGTTCATAAATTCTTTTACTCTTTTAGACTGTTGTTCTTTTTGCGGAGTTGGTGCGCCAATGATTTGTGTTCTTACAGGTCCGTCGGCCGGTAACAATTCTTTGTAAGCCAACGCTTGGAATTGCGTGACTGCTTCTGCAAGAACTGGGTGCGTTGCGCCTGCTGCTCCTTGAAACGGTTCTGTCCGTTGTTCGTATTTAAATCCTAAAAGATCTAGACCCTGTATGTAAGAGTGCTCCCATTCTTTTCGTGATGTTTTATAATCTTGATAGTTTTGACTTAACGTTGAACCAAGAGGACCTAATATTTCCTCCGGTAGTAACTCAGCGAGATTATCAAAGTGACCTTCTCCCTGTGGTTGACTAAAGGCTCCTGGTTCAAAGTTAACTTCTACACCTCCGTCATCTGTAGGTGTAATTTCCGTGTCGCCTTGACTTGGAATGGATTCTTGAATTTCTTCTGTGATCTCGACCTCTTTTTCAGGTCCTTCGATCTCAATAGTTTTTTTAACTTCGTTTGGAAGTGATTTGTCGATGTCTGCCATTTATGTTCTCCAATCTTTCTTGTTTACCTTGTTTTGTCTCCTTAATCAAGCCTCGTGGATCTGGGCCAGACAGAGGGGGTATCTCTTTCCATTTAACATGTTTCATATTCTTTACAAGGGTAGGATTTTTCATTTACCAATAATAACTCTTTTTCCCTCTAGGTAAAGGAGAATCCGCTACATCTTCAGGGTGACTTATCAGTCCTCCTTGCCTATATCTTAATAAAGCTTGAGTCATAGAATCTACTAAGTCATCATTTTCTCCATATGGAAAAGCAGCTACCTCTTCTACCATTTCTTCAGCGTACTCTCGATCTAAAGGTGCATAGATTTTACCTGCCTCAAATAAAGGTGCCACAGCATTTATTCTTGCATGTTTATCTTGTCCTTTGCTTGGGGTGAAATTAACTACAGGTATGTCCATGTTTCTTAATTCATGTGTCAGTGGCAAACCTGATGCTTTAGCTTCCACGATAACTGTTTCAGGTTTCCAATAATCATATTGTTCTTTGGCCACTCGTCTTAGCTCAGGAAACTCAACTCGACCTTTCCACGAATCAAGGAGTATCAAACATTCTTGTGAGTCTTCATTTTCTCTGAACACACCCCATGTTGTGATTGCACTATAGTCGGCTGTTTCTTTTTTTAGAAATGCAGTATCGTAAGATTGTATGCAATGATAAACTTGAGGTAAATCGTCTTTGTCCCAATCCTGCCACCACTCACGTTTTATAATTGCACCTTCTTCTGAAGTTGGATTTTGTTGGTACTGTGCATTAAATTTATTTACACCTGCAGAAGCTTTTACAGCTTCAAAGTCTTCTATTTTCCAATACTCGGGCCACACAGGTTTTCCATTTGGTAAAATTGCAGGGAACTCTATCACTTCCCACTTGTCTGCATTTTCATCTGCTTGTGCATTTACTAATCTTGCAGTTAGATCTTTAGTTGACCAACGTGTCATGACAACAACAATACGACCACCAGGTTGCAAACGTTGTCGTGGTCCTGATGTATACCATTCGTAAGCTGTATCAAAAGCTGTGGTCTTGTTACTTGCTCCATCTTGCTCTGAATGTGGATCGTCAATAATTAACAGATCCGCACCTCTTCCTGTTACAGCACCTTTAACACCAACGGCAAAATATTCACCTTGTTCGGATGTGTTCCAACGACCTGCAGCTTTAGAGTCTTCTTGTAATCTTGTATTAAAAATTTGTTGATAATCAGCAGAGTCAATTAAATTTTTTGTTTTACGTCCAAAACTTATTGCAAGTTCTGCTGTGTGGGTTGCTTGAATAATTTTTAGAGCGGGGTTCCTACCGATCATCCATGCTGGCAAAAAGTAAGATGAAAATTCTGATTTGGTATGCCGTGGTGGCATATTAATAATTAATCTTGTTATTTCACCCGTGGCTAATTTATTAAATTTATCTGCAATACGTTCGTGGTGGGACCCCTCTATGAACTGAGGCCACATTTGTTTGACAAATGATAAAAAATTATCTTGGGCTTCTTTTCTATCAGCTGCCTCGTCTGCATTAACTAGATCTTCTTTCAACTTTCTACGTTTGATAGGATCTTTAATTTTATTAATTTTTTTTAGCGTTAGCATATTTTTTAATATGGGTATGAACTATTTAACATCTAAAACTATTCAAATCAAACTATATAGGGTAGCTGTGGGACCCCTACGTGTGACACCCCCATTTAATTTTTTGACAAAGCTAGGACGGCAGTAATAATTCCTATTGGGACCCCTCGAGGCCCCCGAAGGGGGCCGAGAGAATAATATGGGAGGGACCCGCCCTCATGCTCTTCTCTCGGAAAAGGCGACCCATTTTGGTCGCCTAGCTCCTTGACTTACGTCCTATAATATCCTAGCCGTCGTAAGCAACTTTCTGTCCCATCAAATCAAGTGCCAAAACATTTTCCTCGTGCCGTGTGCACCATAATTGAAAACCTTTTTTAGTTGCACCAAATTCAAACGACGCATACTCACGAGGCGACAAACCCTCGCCTCGTTCCTTTAAACATTTTTTACAATGATAAAACATTATGATTTTATTTTTTACCATATTTTAAAGCCCCTACTGTCCTCGCAAAATTCTGCGAACTCTGCAACATTGTTCACGGAAAAAGGATAGTTAGCACCCCATATTTTTTTCTCGTAAAGATCGTCCCATTTCTTTTTATCTGCTTCGGAATAATCTTTCGGTGCTATCTCTTTTCCGATTTTTTCTTGAAGTGCATTTAATTGTTTTTCTATCTTGTTATTAAATGCTTCGGCTTTTTTTCTTTCTTTCTCATATTCATTTTCATGTTTTTTTGCATGACCTGTTTTTATGAGATGTCTTAATTGTTTAGCGATTGCCTTTGCTTCTTCTTCGCTAACTTCGTGCCCATCATTATAGCCCCATCTTTCTGCGTCTTTTTCAGAAACGCAATTTGTGTAATCTATAATGTATTGTGCTAACGGTCTCCACCACCAAACATTATTTCTAAAATATTCACCTTTAGGTGTTTTGTGGTTTCCTGTGCTTGATATATCAAAACCCATATTTGCCTCCTTTGTTTATATTTGCTTTGATTTAAATATCCTACAATAACCTATAATAATTTCAAGTAAAAATTTTTTCTTTTTTTTTTTAGGGTGGGTCCCGCCCACATGCTCTTATCTCCAGTGTTGCATTTTTGCAACACTGGAGCTTTTTTACAAGTTATGCTGATTTATCAGCATGGACAAAGGACTTGAAAAAAATCTGTTGAACTTTGTATTGTGTAGTGATCCAATCGTATTCAGTTGGAACGACTCTCAACAAAGTGTCCTTTGCCTCCTTGTATTTATTCGCGTCTGACATATTGTCAAAATTAGCCGAAATTTCTACCTTTACTTTATAAGGTTGATCCGACAATTTATGTTCTTCTATTTTCAGAACAACGAATTGTACCTTTGCTATATCCATTTTTATTTCTCCTTTCATACTTGACAACTTAACAGAATATCCTATTATGTCAATAGAAAGGAGGAATAAAATATGGAACTAAAAAAAGGTGATTTATTTATTGCAACATGGACACCTGAAACGATAAATGGTCAAGAAAATATGCAAGGTCAAAGCATAACGAGACGTGGGACATGGGACGATAAATCAAAAATTAACAGAAACCAAAAGACAGGAAAATTATATATGACTTTTTGGGATCGTGATAAAGACAGATACACAACTGCCAACGCTGAAATTGTACAAGTTTCAGCTAACATATTTCAAAAAGAATAATGGAACTTTATGAAATGTTAATTGGCTTTGGTAGTGCTGTAATCATATTATATTTTTACACATGATTTTTTGGATATGTGTAATTATAGTATTTCACTTATTACTTCTCTTGGCTTGTCCTTGGGAGTAAAAAAGAGGGGCGCAACATCATTAGATCACTGCGCCCCTTTTTATTTATTTTGTTATTTGTTGTATTTTGGAAGTATCAACTACCCACGCTATACCAATCTTTTTTGTGGTAGCGTCAAGCGCTGCTAACAGCTGCTCGGGTGTTCCGCTTTCCATGACTGTATCAATCGCTTTAGTCTTCAAGTCCTCAAGCTGCTTGAGCTTCAAGCCCTCGGGTCTTCTTCTTATTTCACGATCAACAAGATCACGCGCCCAGTCCTTTAGCTGCTCTTCGCAATCTTTAAGAGACAGCTTCTCGTCTACGTCAAAACGATAAGAGTTAAATTTATTTTTCTTCTCTTCGCTTTGTTCCGCCTTCTTCTTGAAGAAGGTACGAGCTTTGTCTCGCGCTGCTTCTAAAGCTGCCTCCGCCTTCTCGAACTCGTTTAAGATTTTATCAGCGCCCATTTTTTTGGCTAACTTACCGACAATCTTTTCAGTTGCTTCGGCTCTATATTGTTTAACTAACAGCTCTTGTTCTTCAATCAAAGGATTGAAGTTTCTTCTCACCTTATCTTTAAAGTGATCAAGCTGGTATTTAGTCATTGCTTTCATGTTTCCTCCTTGTTGATTTGTTTATAGGATATTCCTATATAATTGTCAAGCAAGTATTTTTTGTTTTTTTTTTTTTTTTTTTGGGTGGGACCCGCCCACAATCTCTCTTCTGTGAAAAAAAAATTATTTACAATGGTCCTATAAATTCCTATATATGCATCATGAAAGTTTATAGAGCAAAAAGACTTTTGAATTTTGACAATAACCCTAAGACGGTGAAGGGGCAGCGTTACGGATGGAAAACGGCTATACTATACCTGGCCCCCGCAGCCAGCTCAGGTTTTAATATGTGCCCGATGGCGTCGGCAGGATGCAAGGCAGCATGCCTTAACACCGCGGGACGCGGCCAAATGCGCAGCGTGCAAGCTGGCCGGATCAATAAGACTATTTATTTTATGAAGGATCGCGCAACCTTCCTGGAGCAGCTAGAGAAGGAGATCCGGTTATTTGCTGAGAGGTGCAAGCGTCAAGGCTATAGGCCCGCCGTTAGATTGAATGGGACTAGTGACGTAAACTGGGAGCGCTTCGGCCTGATGGAAAAATTTCCTGGCGTCCAATTTTATGACTATACAAAAATTTATAAGCGTGCATTGCAATGGGCAGCCAATAAGCTTCCCAAAAATTATCATATTACTTATTCACTGAATGAGGACAACAAGCGTCAAGCACTTTACGTCCTCAAGCGTGGCGGAAATATTTCAGCCGTCTTTAGATCTAAGAAGCTTCCAAAAAAATTCCATGGTTACAGAGTAACCAACGCCGATAATTCCGACCTCCGATTTATCGACCCTAGGAATACCATCGCGGGTCTCTATGCTAAAGGTAAAGCGATCCGCGATGAGTCAGGCTTTGTCCAGGATGTGTAGCAGCCTGAACCTGGTTCTGGGTGGAGCCCGCCCGCAAGCGCTAGGCGCAAGGACCGAGCCACAAGCACTTATCGGAGATAAAAAATTTTTACAGCTTGACAATGGTCCCCGAATATCCTATAAACGAATCAACGAAAGGATTGATATGAAAAAAATAAAATACGAAGGTAAGGACATCAAGCTGCCGTTTCCGGTTGGCTTGCCTGAAGATCCCACAGCTATGAGCAGCGTAGCGAATAGATTCACAGGGGAGCAAGCAGCTCTGCCTGAATTTGCCGTAGCTGTTTATGATGTGATTATGGGCAGCGAGCAGCTGGCCACGAATCATGACCGCCAGGTGGGTGAAGGCGGTTCGCCGCATTGGGAAACGATGCGAAAGGGTTTGAGTTGGTTTCAACAATACTTTCCGAAACAATACATGACGCTGCTAGACTAGCAGCTCCTAGAATGGGTGTGACCTCCTCACACCCTTCCCTTAAAATTGGGAGGGCCCCGCCCTCAAGCGCCTAGCGCCTCGAGCCACAGGCCACAGGCCTTAAGTCCACAAGCGACAGGCTCAAGCGATTCGTGGCCCTTGGACACAAGCTCAAGGATATCCTTCCCCTCATAAAGTTTTATGGCTAAAGGACCGAGGGTCTTTAGCAGCACAAAAGTATTCCTGGGATGCCTAACATGAAAGCTAATTTGGTGTGGAGAGAATCTTATTTTCTTAACATAACTTAACTTTAACTCGAGGGTAAAAAAGACATGTTTTTTATTCTGACACAACACATCTGGAGTGCCATGAGCTGCAGAATTTTCAATCCTAGTAAAGGAAATATTCCATCCCGCATTCTTAACTTCATGCCAAAATTTAGTCTCGTTCTTACGCATCTATTCGTGTTAAGTCGTGAGTAGTATTTAGTCTTTTAACTTAACAACTTTACCCATCTTCCAGCCCCTCTCTTCGGCTATTGTTAGTATAATTCTGTGAGATTCTCTGACTCCAATTAGCTTATTTTCAGCTAGACGGATCTGTGTAACATCATAGAATTTACCCTTTGGGTCTACGATTTGCACCCTAGCCTCTTGAGCTACGGTAGAGTTTTTTAGCATTTTGTCTAGTATCTGTCTTAATAGCTTTCCACTTAACATGTATTGCAATATACCCAATAAGAATTATAATGCAACCTATGGCAGGAGTACCAAAAAGATTAACTGAAAAACAACTGAAGTTTGCTAGACTCTACGTTCTCAATGAAGGTAGAATGACAGCTACAGAATGCGCTATCGAAGCCGGATATACCAAGGACCAAGAGGCAGCATATGCCACAGCAAGTAGATTGTTAAACGAGGAAAAGTCTCCTCTGGTTGCTCAAGAAATAGGTAAGCTCAGAGCTGAGATGCAAAAGAAATATGAGATAACACACGAATCTCATATGAAAGAATTAGGTCAATTACGAGATGAGGCAAGACAAAACAAGGCCTGGACTGCAGCTACAAATGCTGAAGTTGCACGTGGAAAAGCAGGAGGTTTATACATTGATAGAAGTATGCACCTACACAAAAATGTTTCTGATTTAAGTGAGGAAGAACTAGATAAAAAGGTTATCAAATCACTCAAAAGATACGGCAAGATATTCGACGATCAAATTATTGAAGCTGAAGAATCAGAGTAAAATCTTTTCTAATTTAACAATGCATCCGATGGGGAAGATGTTCCTGTCTGAGAAGACTTCTTCTTTTTCGTCATAACTCGAAAAGGTGTACAGATATTTATTTGTTCGCTTATACACATAGGCGTGACTAACCATATAAGCAGGTTCAAATTTATCGAACTCTTCTTTGG